ATCGCAGATCGAAACATGATTTATGCGGATATGGTGAAAACTCGCCAGGAACTGAACTATTGGAAGTCTGAGCTGCGAAAAGAAATCAAGGCAACGCGAAGAAAAGCAGGTAAGCCAACGGGTGACGTAATCGCCACTAGATTTGGAGGACTTGGCTAATGTGGCCCTTTAAAAACGAGCCTCCCGATTTAATCGGCAGAGAATCCAAGCCTCAAAGCAAAGCCGAAACCCCAAAGCGCAAACGCTCTTATTTAGGGAATCAAGTCTCTTCTCTGCTTTCTGATTTTCTTTCTCCTGCCACTTCTGCGGATACAGAAATCCGTGGCGCAATCCGCAGACTTCGAGACAGAAGTCGTCAGTTATCAAGAAATAATCCTTACGCTAAAAGAGCGTTGCAGGTTTACCGCACGATGATTGTTGGGCATGAGGGATTAACCTTTCAAAGCCGCGCCAGAAATCTTCCATTAGTCAACGGAAGGCCAGATCCGAACACTGCTCAAGGGCCATTAGACCAAGTTGGCAACGCCAGAATCGAAAGAGCCTGGAAAGAGTGGAGTCAACTAGGGAATTGCGAGGTTAGCGGCAAGCTCAGTTGGATTGACGTTCAACAGCTAGTGATTGAGAGCGTTCAGCGAGACGGTGAAGTTTTAGTCAAACTAGTCAGAGACAAATCTTTGCCTTTCGGCTTTGGCCTTCAGATTCTTGAAGGTGACTATCTTGACGAGCAATACGACACCACGCTTTCAAACGGCAACCGAATCATCATGGGGGTGGAACTTAACCGTTTTCATAGACCCGTTGCCTATCACCTTTTCGAAGGCCCAGACCATCCGCTGAATTACGGCACAGTTGGAAGCTACCACCACGGCATGAGGCGTGTTCGGATTCCGGCTGAAGAACTTTTGCACATTTACTTACCGGAAAGAAGTCAGCAAACGAGAGGCGTTCCAGCTTTCGCTTCTGTCATGGAATCCATGCACCAACTGCAAGGATACCTGCAAGCCGAGGTAGTCGCTGCAAGATTGGGCGCAGCCAAAATGGGCTTTCTTCAATCGCCAGAAGGTGACGGTTTTGATGGAGAAGACACGCTCGACGATTATCAGCCCGTGATGGACGCAAGTCCTGGCTCAATTCAACAACTTCCGGCTGGAATGTCTTTTTCAGCTTGGGACCCCACTCATCCGACAACCGCATTTCCTGATTTCCATTCTGCCGTTTTACGTTCGATTGCTTCCGGCTTGGGCATTAGCTATGCCGAACTTTCCAACGATTTGACAGGCGTCAATTATTCGAGCATTCGACAAGGCGCAATCTCAGAGCGTGATCATTACCGGATGTTGCAGAAATTTTTGATTACTCATTTGGCAAAGCCGATCTATCGCGAGTGGCACAAAGTTCAAGTGCTACGAGGGACATTCGATTGGTCAATGGAAAAGGCAGAATCGAAATTTATTCCAAGTGCTGAATTCAGAGGAAGAGGTTTCGCTTGGGTTGATCCTGCTAAAGAAATTAGCGCAGCCACGGCAGCGGTTCAATCCGGCTTTATGAGCCTCTCAGATGTCCAACTTCAGTATGGGCGAGATCCTGAAGAAGTGTTTAGCCAGATCCAGCAAGACGTAGCAATGGCAGAACGTTATGGAATCGAAGTGGGACACTTTAAACCATTAGGGCCGAAGCAACCGTTCTTCCTAGATTTGACACAAGCTGAAATTGCTGAAAACGAGCAAGAGGCAGCGGATGAGTGAGGGACACAAGCCCACACAAGGCATGGTGGAAGAAGCCAAAAAGGGCTTGGCATGGCGGAAAGAATTTGGGCGAGGCGGAACACTGATTGGAGTTGCGAGAGCGAGAGACATTGTCAACGAAAAGAATCTCTCACTAGATACCGTCAAAAGAATGAAAAGTTTTTTCGCTCGCCATGAGGTTGATAAAAAAGCCGAAGGTTATAGACCAGGAGAGAAAGGCTATCCAAGCAACGGACGGATTGCAAACGCTCTTTGGGGTGGTGATGCTGGAAAAACTTGGGCAAACAAAATCGTTGAGCAAGCAAACAAAGAAAAGGAACGTATGGAAGTAAAAGAATTAGCGACTCGACATGTCTTGGAAGTCGAAGAAACAGAAAACGAGTATATCGTCGCCTTTGCGAAGGCCAAAGCCGAAGAAGTCGCAGAAGAGCCAGAAACAGAAATGGCAGAAGAAGAGAGAAAAGCCACACCTGAACCACTCAGCTTTCGAGTTGGGGAGGTTGAGCGCGGCTGGTCATATGACAAAGAAAAGGATGATCGCAGAGTTAGATTAGCTTGGTCTTCACAATCCCCAGTTGAAAGGGAATTCGGTTATGAAGTGCTGGGCCACAGTGAAGACGAGATCGATTTGAGTTTTGCGAGAAGCGGAAGAATGCCGCTTTTACTGGATCACGATATGCGCCAGCAAATTGGCGTTGTCGAAAGGGTAGACCTTGATAGCACGGCTGGAATAGCACGGGCGACAGTACGATTCGGAAGAAGCGCACTGGCTGAAGAGGTCTTTGCGGATGTTCGAGATGGCATTCGCTCAAATGTTTCTGTGGGGTATTCAGTCAAAGGGATGACACCTACTGAAGAGGAAATCGACGGTAGAGCAATCTTTCGAGTGAATTCTTGGTATCCGCAGGAAATTTCAATCGTCAGCGTTCCAGCCGATAAAGGTGTGGGCGTAGGAAGAAGTGTTTTACCTACAAAAAAGGAAGAAAAAATGGAAATGGAAGGCGTAAACGTGCAGGTAACTAATGAACCTGTCCCAGTGATTGACGAAAAATCAGTTCGCCAGCAAATGCTGAACGAGCAAAACAAAATCCGCTCACTGGCAGAAGGATTCGGAAAATCTGACTTCGCAGAAAGAGCCATTCGAGAAGGCAAACCCTATCTTCAATTCGCTGAAGAACTGAGCGACGAAGTCCGCACAAATCCTCATGTTGTGCAGCCGGAACTGACGAAGAAAGAAAAGCAAAACTATTCTCTTGTTCGGGCAATCCAAGCCGCAGCAAATAACGATTGGAGCAACGCAGGATTTGAGCGTGAGATTTCACGCGAAATCGCGAGCCGAACCGGAAAAGAGCCGCGAGGCTTCTACATTCCAGACCACGGCTTCCAAAGCAGAACACTAACCGGAGTAACAGGTTCAAGCGGTTCTGGTTTTGGTGATAAAGCGGTAGCGGACAACTTCCTAGCAGACCGTTTCATTGATGCGTTGATTTCAACCTCAATTATGGGACAAGTTGGCGCAACTCGCTTTGAGGGTTTGGTTGGTGATGTTCAAATCCCTAAGTTTTCAGCGAATGCCTCTGTGACCTTCCAAGCAGAAACTGGAAGCGTCGCAAATGGCGAGCCGGATTTTGGACAAATTACAATGTCGCCAAAAACCGCAGCAAACAAAATCCAGATTAGCCGACAACTTCTGCACCAAGGCTTGAACGGCAACATTGAGCAGACTTTGCGTGATCACATGATCCGCTTGTTTGCGGCAAAATTGGATAATGTCGCAATCAAAGGTGGCGGTTCTAATGAACCTACCGGAGTTCTGGGAACTACCGGAATCGGTGACGTTGACTCCGCTGGAACCTCTGGAAATGCTGCGCTGACGTATGGCAACTGCGTTGACATCTGGAGCGAAGTCGCAGCCGATAATGCTCTGCTTGGTAGCCTCTACTGGGTGACTCATCCGCGAGTGGTTGGGAAGCTCATGCAGACACTGGTGGCAAGTTCAACCGATTCCAGAATGATCATGATGGACACTGATTCATTGTTGGGCTATCCGGTTGTTCAGACAACCCAAGCGCCAAGTTCAGCGCCATATGCCTTGCTATTCGGTAATTTCACCGATCTTTATTTAGGCTTCTTTGGTGCGCTGGATGTTCTGGTTGATCCCTACGGAGCAGCCGGAAACTCAACGGTCAACCTCTACTTCTATCAAATGATGGACGTTGCGGTAGCGAGACCAGAATCCTTCTCAGCAGCACAGGATGTGACTGTCTGAGTGATTCACCTAGATGAACTGAAAAATTGGTGTAGAGGGGAAACTGCACTTTTGATTTGCGGAAGCCCTACTGCACCATCTGACGTTCGTCGAAGTAACTGGGAGAGCGCACATTGGATTTCGGTAAATCAACATGCTGCGCTCTTGCCCGACTTGGCTTGGGCGTATGCCCACGATCCAAGCATGGTTCAGTTTTTGAGAGAAGACATTGGAATTCAATGCCCGATAGTCTCACCACAGTTTAAGGATTTAAAAAAAGGCGACATTTACGCTGGGATTTGTCCTTGGGTTCAACTCAGCGGCCCAGAAGCGCTCTGGACAGCGGACTACATGGGCTACAAAGAAATTTGGTTATGTGGCGTTGACAACTACGAAAACACAAGGCGCGACTACTGGCATCAGTATGTCAGGCCAGAAAATGACCAAGTCTTCAAAGGCAAACGAAACCCAAGGAAATCAGCCTGGGGTGAAATCATTCAGAAACTAAGAAATCCAAAACGAGTGAAGACTTTTAATCCAGAACTAAACGAATTGCTGAAGGCGATAAAATGAAGGTTCAAATCATTCGCTCAACAGTAGCAGATGGGCAGGTAGTCAAAGCCGGACAGATTGTCTCTGTGACGGTGGATGCAGCTCGCGAAATCATGCGATTAGGCAAGGCGATTCCCTACGAAGAGAAAGAGCCTCTGATTGATCGAAGCGTGGGGTTAACTAGTGAGAGTCAACCCAAATTAGTAAAGCGCAAGCCAGCCAGAAAACCGAAGAAGACTGAGCCAGATGATTGACATTGTCTGCATTTTATTTAAGCCGGAAGGAAAAGGATTACCCAAGTTTTCCCAAGGATATTCGGAAATCTGGGTGGACAAATTAGCGCAAGCGATTGCAAGGCATACGACACAAAAATACAGACTGATTTGCTTAGTTGATGAGTTTTACGAATTTCAAGAAGAGGTTGACCAAGTTCAGTTAGAAAAAATCGAATCCGGTTATGGGAACGTCATGGAAACATTCAGGCCGGACTTGGGAGAAAATCAGCGTTTTGTTCTTGGGCTGGACACGATTATTCGAGACAACATTGACGAGATTCTAGATTGGAGAGGCAAGGTTGGATTGCTGACAGATCCGAACTATCCAGACACGATCTGCAATGGGGTTGGAAGCTACTCCCCAGAATTCTGCGATTTCATTTTTTATGAGTGGCAACGGAAAGAAAAATACGGTGAGCGGATACTTTATAACGGAAGAATCTCAGAAATGCAGTTCCTGAGATTACTAGCCAATGACGCAACGCGACTGAATGAGGTTTTTCCTAACCAGATTCAGTCCTACAAATGCCACTGGTTGAAAGAGCCGCAAAAACGAGAAGAAGCCAGCATTGTCTACTTTCATGGAAACCCAAAACCGCCTTTTGTTCACACAGACTTACTCGCTGAGTGGTAGTGCAAATCGATAAAACGGCAATCATTGAGGGAAATGTCCACTTTGGCAAAAACGTTTTTATTGGCCCTTACACAATCATCTACGGGCCTGCTGAGATTGGAGACAACGTCAAAATTCACGGGCATGTTTCAATCGGAGACATGCCACAGCACAGGACAAGGCCAAAGTTGTGTGGGGTTGAGATTGGCGACAATACAACAATTCGAGAATTTGCAACGATTCATGCTGGGACTGAAAACAAAACCAGAATTGGCAAAGATTGTTACCTCATGAATTACTCGCACGTTAGCCATGATTCGGTAGTCGAAGATAACGTGACGCTCGCCAATTCCGTTCAGCTAGGTGGGCATAGCTACGTCATGCGAGGCGCAACGATAGGACTAGGCGCAACGATTCACCAATATTCGCTGATTGGAAGCTTTTCCATGATTGGTATGAATTCAGTGGTTGGAGTGAAATGTAGAATAACGCCTGGAAAAATCTTTGCCGGAAATCCAGCCAGAAGTGCTGGTGAGAATGTGATTGGCTTGAGTCGCAACAAGGTATCCAACGAATACCTCATCAAAGAAACTGAACGTTTTTGGTACATACTAGATGGCGATTGAAACCGAAGCAGACCGCGCGATTTATCTCGACACCGCAGATTTTGGAGTCACTGTCACCAAAGCAGACGCAACCACTTTTTCAGGCATTTGGGATTTGCGATTTACCTTGATTCAACCGAATGGGCTAACGATTGGGCTTGAGTCGGCAGAACCGCGATTAATGGCAAGAACCTCTGACGTTTCCAGCTTGGCGCATGGTGACAGCTTAACCATTCAGTCAATCGGCTATGTCGTGCGAGGCATTGAGCCAGATAATCTGGGAATGACAACTTTGGTGATGGAGCGCAGTTAATGGCTCATGCTCGCCAAACGATTAGAGAAGCGGTTGCTACCACACTGACCGGACTTTCGACCACAGCCAGCAGAGTTTATCAAACGAGGTTTCATAGGCTGGCCCAGACTGATTTGCCGTGCTTGCTGATCTACACACTCGCAGAAACGGTTGAACGGTCTGCAATGACGGATGGAAAGAGCCTCGTCAGAAATCTAAGCTTACGAGTGGAAGGCGTTGCCGAAGCAACCAGCAATTTAGACGATACGCTTGACAACATAGGCGCAGAAGTCGAAGCGGCTTTGAATGAAACAAGTCCTGCGAGTGTCGAAGAATTACTTTTACAGAATGTAGAAATCAACATTTCGACAGAAGGCGAAAAGCCCACAGGAATGATTGCAATGGACTACTTGATTACCTATCGCCAGACGAGCGGAACACCGAGTGAAATTCTATGAAAATTATTCGAGGCAGAGAAAAAAAAGTAATTGAAGAGTCGCAATTTCAAGAGTTTAAGGCGGACGGATGGAAAGCCTTAAAGCCGGAAGAATCACCGGCAATTTCTAACAGCCTACAAGGAGAATCCAAATGGCAGTTACAAAGGGAAGTGCCGGAGTCATCAAATCCGGTGCAACAACAATCGGAGAAGTCAAAAGCTACTCAATCGATCAAACCGCCAACACCATCGACACCACGCAACTGAGCGATTCAGCCCAGACCTTTGTTGCTGGCCTGACTTCATTTTCTGGCAGTTGTGACGTCTTTTGGGATCCAGATGACACGGGCCAAAGCTCAGTGGGCGTAGGTTCTAGTGTCACGCTGAATCTTTATCCAGAAGGGACTGCGACGAGCTCAACTTACTATTCCGGTTCGGTTGTGATTACCGGAGTGTCTCGAAGTGGGGCGATTGACGGAACTGTTGACGCCACAATTAGCTTCCAAGGAAGCGGAGCATTAGCAGAAACCACAGCCTAAAAATAAATGACGGATATTTTATCACGAGCAAAAGCTCATTATCGCGACAGGCTTTCAGCGCCTTTACAATATGTTGAGGTTCCTGAATGGCCTGATGAAAAAGGCGATCCTACAAAAATCTACTATCGCTCATCAATGACGTTGAGCGAACAACAGGAGATTCTGGCGCTAAACCAAGCTGGTAAAGTGGGTGAAGCCTTGATTGCAACTTTGATTGCAAAAGCGCTTGACGAAGATGGCAAAAAACTCTTCAAGTTAGTCAATCGTCAAGAATTCATGCGACAGGTTGACTCTGAGGTTATCGCTCAGATTGTCAGCCAAATGAACCAGGACGAAGGACTAACGGACGAGCAGATTGAAAAAAACTGAGAGAGTCACCCGACCTGTTTATCGCGTTTCAACTTGCGGAAACACTTCACCAACCAATTCGGGAAGTCATGAGTTGGTCGGTGGATGAAATTAGAGGTTGGGTGGCGTACTTTACGATTCAGGCAGAAAAGCGAAAATCTAAGTAATGGCGAATAACACCACGATCACCATTTCAGCCGTAGATAAAACCCAAGCGGCTTTTAATTCGGTTGATCGTTCGCTGAAAAAACTTCAAAGCACTTCATCCGCAGTCGCTCGCTCAGTGGGTGGCCTGACAACTGCGCTAAATGCCGCAATCGCGGCTTTTGCCATTGATAAGCTGATTAAGTTTAGCGATGCAGCCGCAAACATTGACTCTCGCCTTAAGCTAGTCACCTCTTCAACGCAAGAACTTACCAGAGCGCAATCGGCCCTATTCAAAATTGCCCAATCCACCGGAAATTCGTTCGAGTCAACGGTTGATCTCTACTCTCGCCTCGCTCGCGCTACTGCTTCACTGGGAACCACAAATACTGATTTAGAACAAGTCACCAAGGCTCTTTCTCAAGCGATTACGATTTCTGGTTCATCCGCTGCGAGCGCTGAAGCGGCAATGATTCAGCTTGGGCAAGGCTTTGCGGCTGGTGCTTTGCGTGGTGAAGAATTGAATTCTGTTTTGGAACAAACGCCAAGAGTTGCGCGAGCCATTGCGGACGGTTTGGGAATCACGGTTGGACAACTCAAAGAATATGGCAAAGAAGGCAAATTAACCGCTGAAGCTGTATTTAATGCGCTCAAGTCACAGTCGGACGTCTTAGAGCAGGAGTTTGGGAAAACCAACCAAACGATTGCTCAAAGCTTTACCATTGTTTCAAATTCAGCGGTTCGCTTGGCTGGGGTTATCAACGAAGTGACAGGCGCAAACTCTTCGCTAGGTGGGGTTCTGCGTGACGTTTCATCAGCGCTGGATGATATTCTTAGAGCAGACATTGCCTTCTATTTCGAGAATCTTTCGGCGATTGTTTCCGCTCTAATCGCGCCTTTTACGAATGTAATCGACAAGATTGGCGAAATGATAGGCGAAGGCGATTCAGTGATAGGATTCGCCAAGGTTTTTGCCGCAGTGAGATTAGCGGTTGAACTTCTTTCGGCTTCGCTGATTTTCCTCACAGATTTGATTTCTGGTTCTGTGATTGGCGTTGCCTTCCGAGCGCTTCAGGTGACGTTCAAAACCATTGTTTTGGACATTACGAATTTAATCGACAAAGTCATGCTTCTGGATGACGTCTTGAGCGTTGCAGCCGCAGCAGCTCAGACGTATAACCCATTTGCAGATGACGAGGAAGCCGCACAAGGCTTAATACAAGCTCAGAAAAATTTAGCCTCTGAATCGGACAAGGTTTATCAAAGCTATCTACAGCAGAAGAACGCGATTTCTGAAATTGATATTATTGGAAAATCAACAGTTCAGAACGCAAAGGATGTTTTTGCTCAAGGCAAAAAGAACATTCAGCAGGCTTTTGATAATTACACCAATGGCGTGAAAGCCTACGACATTGCAAGAAAACAGGAAAAGGTTGAGCGAGCGAAAGCCGAAAGCCTTCTAAATCAAAGTTCAGCCCTCAAAGAACAAAAGAAAACCAACCTTGAAACCACAAAAGCGCTGAAAGAACAGGAAGCGCTGGCACTCGCCAAACAAAAACTAGTTGAACTTGCGGCTTACGAAAAAATCAAAAAGGAAGTTGAGGAAATCACTCGCCAGTTAGAAATTCAGGAACAAGTTGAACTCGCCCAGGAAGCGCTAAAAAGAGCAGCCGCAGAAGAGAAATCACTAGCCTTACTAGAAAAGCAATCCAAGGCTGCGCTCAAGATTGTTGAAGCCCAAAAAGAAGCAAATAAAACAATCAGCGAGAGAATTCAAGAAGGCGCACAAGGACTAGTTGCCAATGACACCTTTCAGCAAGTCGCTGGCGCGGCTGGGGCTTCTGGTTCAAGGGCCGCAAATATCGCACAAATCACAGCACAGAAAGGGGTTGAACAAGGATTACTGGCGTTGGTGCTTTCCAATGAAAAAGTTCAGGAAGCCTTAACCAAAGTCTTTGACGCAATCTTTGCGCTGATCGACCCAATCATTGATTCATTAGTGCCAGTGATTGACGCCTTGATTCCGGTGATTGACGCAATCCGTCCCTTATTTGAGAAGCTGATTCCTGCCGTTGAAATCACTGCTGAACTGCTCGCCAAACTCATCAAACTGATTGGGCCACTTTTGACGCTGATTGTAAAACTGGTTGAAGCCTTCGAGGCACTTTACAGCATTCTTGTTTTCTTGACTGAGTTCGCGATTGACAGCATGGTCAAAGTGATTGAGCGTCTACCTCAAATGATTTTCGACTCAATCACTGGAGCCTTTACTGAGTTGCCTAATGCAATCGCAACCGCAATCAAAGACGTTTTGCCGGACTTCGGCAGTCAATTGACCGGAGGAGATAATTCAGTAATTGGCAAGGCCGTTGGTTTTGTTTCGAGTGGTGTCTCCTCTGTTGCTTCTGCTTTGGGCTTTAAGCAAGGCGGACTGATCCCCAAGGCTCAAGCAGGAATGCTGGTAGGTGCGTCACATTCAAGAGGTGGCCAGCTTATTAATGCGGAAGGTGGCGAATATATCTTTTCTCGAAAGGCGGTTCAAAGCTTGGGCGCTGGCAGACTGAACGAGTTAAACAATGGGGTTGATCGAAGTAATGTAGTGGTCAACATTTACGACGAAACCGGAAAGAGGATCAGAGAATACGATTCAGCGATACGAGTAGAAATTAAAGAGCGAGCTGCACGAAACAATCAATTTCCAGCAGTGGCTTAAATGTCGTTTCAGGTAGACATGGATCTGACGTCAGCCCCTTTTACAGACGCTGTCTACTATGTTTCAGACACGCCAAGCACCTGGAAGAATGACAGATTTTATTTGCCTTATATCATCGCGCCACCATTTATTGAATTGGGCGATTATGACGCAGGCTGGTTGAACGTCAACGTTGGCAATCTTCAGCTAGTTAATCGCCCGAATGATTCAAGACATCCGTTTAGTGGGGCAAACTACACGGCTTTGCTCAGTTCACCAGCAACCGCGATTCCGGTGATTCTAAGATACAACGGCAAGCAGTTACTTGACGGAACCGCAATTTTAAACAACCTAACCCCAGAGTCTCTTTCTTTTCAGTTAGAAGCGAAAGTTCAGAGAACCAACCTGTTGCGGTTGATTGTTGCGGAAACCAGTTCAAAGGCGGAACTGATTGAACTAAAAAACAATGGGGCAGGCAAAATCAGAATTACCACCGCAGCTTTACACAATTTTGGGCTGGGTGAACAAGCATTTTTCCAAGGCATGTCGATAGTTGGGGAAGAACTCGAATACAACCCAAGCGATACTTCAACTCAGTTCACGATAACAGACGTCACAGACACAACATTTGACATAAACGTTGACGTTTCGACGATTGCCTATACCAACCCAAGCAGCGGAAATTATTCGTTTGATTCTGGGACGGAGTTGACAACCAATGAAACCTTTTCAATCTCTCAAAGCCTAGAATCCATTTGTACGATTCAGTCAGGCAAAACCATTACCGTTGCTCAGTCAGTAGTTTTGGCAATCCAAGGGGAAGCTCAATTACCGCAGACTTATTCAGTAAGTAGTGGGGATACAATTACAATTGTTTTTGGTTCAACCGTATCCGTTACCGGACTCAATGCCTATGATATAGGAAACGCATCAGCAACAGACACCCAATTGCCTTTTGCTTTTGGAACCGTGACTTTGCAAGAACCTGTGCCGATTCTGAACGCAGCAAAAACTCAGGTTGGCAATCCGAACCTGAAAACTACAAGCGCTTCTGTACAAGATGATGGGCAAGACGAAGTGCTGAATGCTTCTCTTTCTTATGATTTTTATACTGTCCCAGATGGTGAAGTTCCAAGGTTTACTTTGCAATCGGGAAGCGTAGAAGGTGAGGCTTCCATTTCAGGAATTAGCATTCACTTTGACACAACGAATGGGGATGAAAACGCCTATGATTTTTTTGGTTGGTTAGCGCAATCCATTGGGTATTCCTACGATTCCAGCCTTGCGAGTAATGCAAATAATGATGACCGGAAAGTCTCAATTTTTGAAACCAACCAACAAAGGATTCTCGACTTTGCCGACCAAGTTGCCAAAGCGCTCAACATGCAATTTTATCTAGATGACGAGAATGATATTTTGCATTTGATTGATCGTGAGAATGTCCCAGGCACAGCTAGCCTGACGCTTGAGGATTACGAGATTTTAGCTAGCCAGATTGACTTACCAGCACCACTCTCAGGTTTGCTTTCATCCAATAGTTATAACTTGGCAGTTGGTACAGGATTAGGCGCAAATCCTTATAAACTGCTAAAGGTTGAAAGAGCCGTGAGAGTAGCGAATATTGATACTGGACGGGATGACACAATACGGACGTTTTCGCCTTCGATTGAAGTCGCGGCTGAAGTTCTCACCGATATTATTGCCGTGAAAAACAAACCAAGATTAAGTGTAACCATTGACGGAATAAATCTCGACGTTCAGGCCGGAGAAAGAATTGATGTTAATAATAAAACCTTGGGGATCACGGGCAACATGATCGTTCGCAAGCGAGCTTGGGATTTTGTCACTGAAACTACCACTTTTTCAGGCGATTCTACTTTGACACCTCTGTCGATATGAAAATTCTTACTGAATCGACTTATTCGAGTTCGAGCCTTACCAGTGGAAGCGCAGCCAGTGGGTTTGCTCTATCGAATATTGAAACTAATCAACCGCAAGAGCGTTTTTCTTCAACGAGCGTAAGCGTAACGATTCGAGTGAATGTTTCTGGTGCAAGCGATTCTTTTTTTCTGGATGGTTGGCATTTTGTCAGTGGTTCCTATTCGTTGGATGGTGGCGCTTCCGTCAACTTTTCAGCGACACAATTAGAAAATAGATTTGAATTCCAACCTTGGGGCGTCAATCTCTCAAAACGTAGAAAACCAATTTATGTTTCAGGATTAAGCTTTAGCACAACGCTGGACTTGACGCTAAACACCGACAGGACTACCACTGCTGGTAAATTCATGAATCAGCAGTTAGAAGGGAACGCGATTGATGATTGGGAGTCCAACGCCTTTGACACGGCAACAGGAAATTTTCGAGATGCCAGCAACGTTCGCGTAAATCTGATTGAACATGGTTATGTTTTCCCAAACACGGTTATTAAATTGAGCGGAACAAATTACACTGTTGTTTCGATTGTAGGTGATGGCACAACCGATGGAGCGGTAAGACTCAGTGCAAACAGACCTGGTGCAAGCTTTACGGTTGAAGAGTTAGCGCCACCCATTAGCCTTGGAATTCTTCGAGTAGGCAATTCAACAGGCTTAGCGAATCCTCAAAGTTTAAGCCGAAACTACGAAGACTTTAGCACAGTCAGAACCGGAACCTCTGGCTTTCGTCAAGTCACCAAAAGAGGAATTGCTCAAACAATCAACGCTCAAGGAATTTACACGCAAGCGCAAGCGGATGATTTAATCGGCATTGCGGCTGCCAAAAGAGGCGAACCTGTGCCGATTCAAATCACGGAATCAATGACAAGCGAAAGAGACTTACAAGCAGTTTTTGGAGGAATTACAATTCCAACAGACGCTTACGCAACCCCAACCGGAACTTATCGAAATCTTAACTATTCAATCAGCGAAGTCTTATGAGTACGATCAAAGTTGACACCGTCAGACCTGTTACTGCTGACGCCAGCCTAACGCTTCAAGGAGATTCAGGCGGCTCAGGTGTTACGGGATTAACGATTGATTCTAGTGGTGTATTCAATACAACCACCGCAAAGGTTACGAACATTCAAGCAACGTCTGGGCAGTCGCTGACGATTAAGGACGAAGACGGCAACTCAGCAATAACGGTTGGAACTGATAACACCGCAGCAACTTATTTAAGTCTGAACTTTGGCAGTTATCACGGTGATTCTGCTCAAGCAGGAAGCGGAACTCTATCAGGAAACACCTTATCAGATTACGAATTTGGGACCTGGACACCTGTTTTTGAGGGTTCATCAGGCAGTATTGGGACAACTGCATATAGCGAAAGAGGAGGAAGATATACCAAAATTGGTAATCGGGTGATTTTGAATTTTACGATGGGACTCAGTTCAAAAGGGAGTTGGACAGGTAACGTGAAAATCACCGGAATTCCATTCATCGGCATTGGATCTTTGTCAGGCGACGAGGCGTTAAGCGCACTTGAAGTACGCAATACTACTATAAGCGGAAAATACTGCCTTCTTGACCTTGGAAGAAGTTCTGCTACCTACTTAAGCCCATTTGAAGTCAATTCAGCTTCAAGTACAACCATTATAACAGTGTCTAGTGTTCAGTCTAATGGGTTTTTTCGAGCTACTATGGTCTACACCACCGCATAATAATAAACATAAAGGATTAGTAAAATGGCACTAACGAAACAAACCATCACAGATAAAATCGAAATTGTTGGCCCCTACAACCTTATTCAAGTACGGGAAGCAATCCAAGTGCTAGAAGACGGTAATGTTATTTCGCAAAGTTATCATCGCTATGCCGTAGCACCAGGTGAAACAAGTACAGATCCAAAGGTTTCTGCTGTCATTGCAGCAGTTCATACTCAGGATGTTATTGACGCTTATCAAACACACTTAGCAGCACAAAACACTTAACAAGGCCGAGCCTATGCCAGCAGAAGCCACCGGAATAATTGACGTTGTCCAAGAGTTAGGGACTTCTGCCAGTGCCTTAATTTTCTTTGCTTGGTTGATTATTTTCATTCTCAAGCAGCACGATAAAGAAAAGCAGCAATTGCGAGCTGATGCTGAAAAAAAAGATTCGATGATGATGGAAGAACGAAAACTTTATCTAGCGGCTGACGCGAAAAATGATGAAGAACTAAGACAATACATGAAGACTTCAAATTCGGAGCTAATGTCAATTATGAGTGCAACGAATGTTGCCATTAAGGACATGACGATTGCCGTCAATAATTTGGGGGATGTTATAAACAGAGAATTAAGGAGATGAAACCGATTCTCACAGGTTTGGCTTTGCTGCTTTTTACTTCAGCTTACGCTTTGCCTGTTGAGTACAAAACGCTTCACTTGGTTTCTTGGGCATACCAGTGTTCTTTGCGACTCGCTCCCACCTACCAGCTTCAAGGCATGACTTCAAACTTAGCCATGCAATCGGCAATTCAGCTTTGCAGTTGTGTCATTGACCACTACCGAGAAAACCATAGATATGTAGATTTGCAACTTATGCCGTTGCCTCAACGAGAAGCGTTTGGCGAAATGTACAGTCAAGAATGTATTGATTACCCAGAGAGAGAGACTTGATGGCAACCGTTGACCACTCCACTCATTTTAAACGAGAAGAGCTGCAATGTAGTTTTTCCGGTGAATGTCAAATGCAAGATTGGTTTATGGAAAAGCTGGAAGCCTTGCGGATGGATTACAACAGACCCATGAGGCTTTCTTCTGCTTTCAGAAGCATTGAACATCCGCGAGAACGAACTAAACCAGGAGGAAAAGGCGGACGGCATACCCAAGGCGTTGCGGTGGACTGTTTAGTCTATGGGGAAGATGCTTTGGACTTAATCAGCCTAGCCTTGAAACATGGATTCAATGGAATTGGCGTCAGTCAAAAAGGTGATTTCAATAGCCGATTTATTCATTTAGATATTCGGCAAGAATCTTCTCCAGCGATTTGGAGTTATTAAAATGGAAGGATTTTTGGAGATTTTCAACCAAGCGGTTGATTCTGGCGGACTTGAACTTATACTTGCAGCAACCGGAATGAGCGCGGCTGTTCCAGGCGTTTTATTGTATAAAAAAATCAGAAAAGCAAAAAAACTGAAGGAGCAACTGCTGGGCTAGTGGCGGTTTTCAAATATTGCCACTTACCGGAGGTTTCAAAAATCGGCTGGAGGTGGCTCCCCAAGCTGGACTCGAACCAGCGACCCAATGATTAACAGTCCGCTTTGAACTTTCGGCTGTAGGCTAGACGAATGCTGGGCTTGCTGGATTCTTTCAATTTTTTCTTGCCAGTGTTTCCGCCAGTGTTGCCTAGTTTATTGACGAGATCGACTTGCTGCAAATGGTCACTATTTAAATAAGACATGGTTGTTTGAATGCTTTCATGTCTTAGTAGCATTTGAACATGCACCGGATTCGCAGACTCACCGGAAAGCAGTTCAGTTGCAACCGTACTTCTAAACGAGTGCAGCGGTTTTGCGTTTTCAATGCCTACCTTCTGCAAAGCCTTTCGCATACTCTTGGTCAAATCCCCAAGGCTTGAATACAAAGGCTTTCCTCTGCCATCATCCAAAACGTATTTCTCGCCTTGTATATCCTGCGACTGAATAAATACTTTTAAATCTTCAGCAATTGGAATGATTGCGTCTTTCCTGCCTTTTACCTTCCAATCCTTTGTTGAGCGAAGTTCGATTCGGTCTGGGTAAACATTATCCCAACGCAAGGCCAGAAGCTCACCACCACGCATTCCAGTAAATCGCAAAAACCACCAAGCCCGAAGCAGAACCAGAAACCGTCTTCGTCTGGTTTCGTTCCAGCCGTCTTCTAGGTGTTGCCGCAAATCTTTGAGTTGTTGAGCAGAAAAGACAGCAGGCAGCGGCTTAGACGAGCGAACGCTTTTGACTTTAATGGCTGCCGGAATCTGACCTTGTTCCCAACTCCAATTTAATACGGCACGAACTGCTCGAAGGTAAGAATTACAACTGTGATCATTGAGTCCAGCTTTACGAAGAGCCAGAACGAACTTGTCAGTCAGTTGTGAGGTGTGAAGCCTTATACGATAATCCCCAACTACTTTTTGGTAGCGAAGCAATTGCTGCCGATACTTGCCAACCG